GTCACCCGTGCAAAAATCTTCTGATACCTCCGAGAAAGTACACAGCGCGGTTACATCGACTTCGCCGTTCAGTACGGTAAACAGCCCATTAGCGCCAGAGTAATCCCCATTCGCCCCGTTGCCATCGGTAGGGATAACATGAGAATCGTTATCCAAGTTGCCTGATATTCCATCGATGGCCTTGTTGAATTGGAATTTTATATTGAACCCAGAAGTTTGTTGAATCACCGCAGAAGGATCTAGGTCATTAAACGCTTCCAAAAACATGCCGTATTTGAATCGCTTTGCATCGCCAGTTCCTATCGGCGTATATATCTGGTCAATCTCATAGATGTACCATTTGATGTCCGATATGTAATAAACGATCCGGTTGCCGAGCTTCAATGTGTCGTACAACTGATCTCTATCTGTCGTGCCAGTGTCTCGATGATTTATTAAGATGCCATCAACGCTGGCAAAACTATTATCAACTCCGCTCGTATCCGTACCCCGAGCTGAAAGAAGTGCATACCGGCCAGCGCCAACAGCTTGCCCGCTGGTGTCCAAATCATCGTATACATACGATTCGGCAAACCCCGGCAAGCCCGGATCTCCAGCGCCAGCATTCAACGGGAATACAACCTCAAACCCATCTGGCGGCGAGAATGGGCCAAACTCGGTTCCATCAAGCCCAAGCGCCCTCAACCAATACCGGTGAGTAGCGCCAGGCGTCGGGTTGTCATCGCGTAACAGGCTCTTGGTCGTTGTGTCGATCAACACAGCGCCCTCTGGATCTACGATCTCTGTTCCCTTGAACAACTGAATGGCCGAGATATTTGCATAAAACGGCGGAACAGTTTTGCCCGGTGGAACCTGTGGCTCGTTTATCAGCACTTGCATGTAGCTATCGAATGCCAACACCTGAAAATTCGATATGGATGGAACCCCCTCAAATGTGGACAATGCTGCATCAGAAGCGCCTTTAAGAAGTTCCTCCAGAGTAACCGGGGTTTCCTGTATCTCGGTCAGTTCAGAATCCATAACCTCAACACGATCCTTCAATGATTCAAGGAATCGATACATTGAGGCAGGTATCTCGTTTGGAACCCTCGGGATATTTCTGCGCTTTTGCACCATTAAAGTAGCCTGCGAAGCTCATCCATATCGGGAGCGATATAGACTCCAGTAACCTCGTTATTTCCAGACACTTCAAATTGCCACTGATCGGCCAGATATCCATCCGGCAATCTGAATGGCTGGGCGTCCTGCACCGTCTTATTTTTAGTTACAACCATGTCCTCTACATCAGGATCTTTGTTTGCAAGCAGCGTGAAGTAGACCGGATAAGATGTTGCCTGAATCAGACCAGCGCCCATATTTATGTGCCTGTTCATGCTGAAAATCTTTGACCTCCAGCGATAATCTTGCGCGGAAGCTCCGGCATCAAACTGTGCTATGAATCCGTTTAAGACAATATACAAATCGCCTGTCCTCGGGTCTGTCCATGCTTCGTCTGCGCCGAAATCCAAAAACGTCAACGCTGAATCCCGCTCTTTCGGATCGAATACAAACCCGCCCTTGGTTCCATTTACTTTTGTGAAAAAACATACATACCGGTCGTCATACCGTGCGGCCATCATGCTCGGTGGGTTTAATTCCTGCCATTCTGTCTGTGTGAAATGCGTTTCCGTGGCAATAATGATCTGCCCGGATGACACGTATGCCAGGCCATTGGGTGCGGCGTACAAAACCGTATATCCCATGTCCACCATCGACCGCTTTGACAGGCACGGCTGAATGACCTCGATGCGTTCCAGTGACATTGACTCTGGATGCACCCCCGTTGCAACGTATGGTGTTCCCTGTGTCCCGATAAATACCGATGAGCCAAAGTTTGCAATGGCAACAATGTCATACGTTGCTGTCAGCCGGTACTTGTCTGGATACGCATGTGGCTGGTTCGGTTCAGAGAAAATCAATTCATTCTTGGAAAATCCCGCCAATACCGCTTCGTGAATTTCGATAAGCCCCTGCATATCAGCAGGCGGTGGATCCCATTCTGTTGAAACAATCGTTTCGCCCAAATCCTGTGGCTTTGTAGTGTCTGTGTACACCGTGACTGTTGGGCCAATCTCGGCAACAAACTGAAATGCGGCGCTGCCATCTGTTCCTACGTTGCTGCGATAGATCCTCTTGGCAGTAATCAGGTAATCGCCTGCCGGCGCATCTAAAATGTTGGTCAGATCAACACGCTCACCGGCTCCAATCGCTATAATCTCGGACGCCACACTTGGCGGGCCTTCTTGATCCTTTCCGGCCGCGGTAGACAGGTACGTGTAAACCCACGCAGATTCCTGTAAATCCTGTTCTTTGAAATCCTGTGACCACGTTCCACCAGATATGTAAGTCTGCCCAGAGAAAACTTGCACCATGAAATTATCGGCATCGACAATCTCAACGATCTCCAAATCTTCTTGATTGATGTTCTCAAACCCTAAGACATTGGTTATATCGACCAACTGACCAACATCAAGCCCATGGGCAACAGATTTAACTGTGGCTTTGTTGGATCGAACATGGCAATTGAAATCAAACAGCTCTGTAGATGGCGTGTTTGACAAAGTGTGCGTTATTTCAAACGTATACGCATACGTCCCGGCAGGAGGATGGTCTTGAACTTCAAGGGTAAATTCTGGCCTGGCAAACGCGATCTCTCCGGCTGTTCCGTCGATAAGAAAATCAACATTGGATGATCCAATCTCGCCCTTGCCACCATCCCTCGACACCTTGAATGTTGCTACCCCGCTTTCTCTGAATTCACCGGCAACCGTGAGTTTGAATTTACAGCTTACTGTCACTGAATCGCCATCTGTAACGATCCCTGACAGTACGTGTGGAGTGGAGGTTCCGGTGGAACCGCCTAACCGGTTGGTGACGTTTGTGATTGCTGCTGTTAAGGGTACTACCAGAACATCCGGCGCTGCGGTCGGAACCGGTACACCCAGCAAATAGTCATCCAAAGGATATTCATCACCAGAGCCAGTTAAAGCTAACGGATCAAATGTGTAGCGCGGGGCATCATTATCGCTTGTGTAATAGGTTCGTTCGCTTGTATCGCCTGCGATTGGCCCTCTTGCCACATCAACATCACCGTCCCATCGGAACCAAAACTGATTTTTCCAAAGATAAATTGACCGCGCCAATTCAAATGGATTGGCCTCGGTCTTTCGGTAAGGTACTTCAACTTGTGTCTCAGCGAGCTGCATTCCCCACATGCTCAGACCTGATCCTGTATCACCCGCGTATGAAGCGGCGGCGTTGTAGATCAAGTATCTTAATTGGCAAGTGGTATGAGCATCGGATTTGCAAAACAGTATGCACCGGTTCCAGTTGCTATCAATCTGCGTAACTTTGGCAGAAATAAACTCCCAGCCAGAACCCAAAGTGCTGTTGTTTATAACAACCTTGTTGACGCAATCGAAAGTAGCTTGAACTCGATCACCAAGGGTAACGCCAGAAAGACGAATCTGTATGTGATCTCTCTCTTGCACTTTAACGTGAACAGCAACCATGAAGTATTGAGACTCAGCGGCCGACTTGGTAATGATTTCTCGGATATAAAAATTGTCGGTAACGGCAGTCTCTTGAACCCTCTCAGCGGTCGTCGTGCCATCTGGAGCAACAATGGTATCGATATTCTCAATCGTGACATTGCCTTTCAACCAATCGGCATGATCTGGCTGCTCGACAAAGGTGAGCAAATTCTGGGACACGGCCACAATGTCGTTTGGAACCTGCCAGCTTTTCAGTTTGGTGTTCCACAACTTACAATTTTCGGCAACAGCGGCCTCATTTGCAGACAACTCACGCTCATGTATGCGTGGCCGAGCGCCCTCAAATGTTCTAATCGCTATTGCTGGCATCGGTGGTGTCTCCCTGATCCTCAATACACTTACGGTAATACTTGATGATCTTCCTTTGCTGAGTCATGTACTGCCGCATCGACTGTATGTTTTTGGAAATGTTCTCGTAGGCTTTCGCATCAAAAGCGAACCACCAAATCCCAAATTCATCCTTGATGGCATTCGGTGGGGTCTGGAACATGGTCAATGCGTCTGCTTTTGGAGACTGATTGCACACAACAGGGTCAATAGATGTGAACTCAATCGTGCTGGGCTTCGACAGAAGGCTGCACCCACTAATGAGATAACAATACGATAACAATACGATAACAATACTATTGTTATTCACGACTTTCGGCCTCGATGTCATTCCAGACCTTTGCGGTGGCCTTTTTCGCCCGTGACTCGATAAGCCCGGGTTTTGCCTGCAACAACGCACCAAGATTGTGTTCATTGAAGATCCGGGTCATCCGGGCTTTCTGATCGCGGGCCTCTTGCAGATCACCGGCCAGTTCAGCAGTTCGCTCTTTCTCCAGATCAACCTGATTCTCTAGGTTCTCGATATCGTGTTTGGCCTGCTCTGCGACGATCCTCTGCTCGCTGAGCGCGACTTCTGCGGCATTGGCCCGACTGTATTGCCAGTATCCGAACAAGCCCACAGACATCATCACGCCCGCGGCCATGGCGAATACCCCCAGCTTTCCCCAGATCATGTCTTGCTCCCGTTCCAGCGGCGTCCTGATTTAACGTAGGTGTTGCTAAGATTTATCAACATGCCATTGACCGCAGCCAAAACAGCAGTCACAAAGCCAGCCTGCTCAAGCGTAGGCGCAGGTAACGCAAGAAACCATTTAATCAAGACCATGTGCAGCTTTACATTGGCAATAAAGTAGATGGCAACAATGGTGCGTGTGACGAGCCTGTGCGCATCTGCGATCTCGGCCATATCCAGCCACCATTGCTTGTTCACTCTCCGAACATCCCACCCAGCCACTTTTTTGCCGGGTTGAGAAAGGATTTTACTTTTGGGTCATCTTTCTCCAACACTATTGCCGGCGATCCAGTGCCTATTTCCAAGACATTGGAGACTTCCGCAACTTCCGTTATCGTCAGCGTGTGTTCTTCCCTACCAAGCACTTCACGCAATTTCCTCATGGCCGGCCCGGAATGGCTTACAGCAGCCTGCATTGGCTCACCTTTGATTGCCATTTGTGTGCGCTCTGTGCCGACCAGAGTACAGCCGATGCTGTCAGAAACGATGTTGCCAATATGGATTAAACAAGCCGTTCTGGCCTTACCTTTCTTCTCTGCCGGAACATCATCAGGCAAATGGTAGACATCCAGATCCGTATTGACAAAAGCATAAGCCTCGCCAAACCGATGCCCGCTGTGCGGCACCAGGCGATACTCGCCTACTGGCACACAAGATAAAGATCTCACTCCACCTTTTGCGTCATCGACTGGAATCCACGGCCGATCCAGAGTTTGCAACTCCAGACCATCGCCTTTGAGTACACCAAGAATCATTTTTCCACGAATATCATCACGGATCAGGGTCAGTTTCATTATGATCGTCCTCCGCGTCATCAGTTGAATCAGACCCAATCCCATACAGTTGATCTGACAGGTTTTGCTCTCGCTCCAAAAGCCGATTATAAGAACGCATAGCGCCCTCATGCTTACGCTCCACGCTGGCTGGAATGGCCTCGCCTTTGTCGTTGTAGTCGTCGATTTCTTCCTCTAGCTGTTCAAGCTCACCCAGAACAAACCGCTGTTCCAATCCGACATCTTTCAGCTCAGAAACATCGGCCTGCTTCTCGATAGCTCGCAGCGTGTCGATCTTCATCTGCACGGCTGTCGCTTCGATATGCTGATGGTTATCTTCGGCAAAAGCGTGTGGCAACAAAAACTGTAGCCCGTTCCAGAAGCCGCCAACAAACGCCACGAACGCTGCACTTATGGCAGTCACAGCGCCTACTTTTTCAACTGCCGACATATCGGCCCAGCGTTTGATCTTCATGTGAAACTCATTATGTAGCGTTGCATAAAGCGGATATCACTCTCAGACATCTGGCCTTCCTCGAGTATTGATATCGCCTTTTCGTATTTCTCAAAACGCAAAACATCACCGCTTTCCGCTTCGATGCCAAGCTCAACGGCATAGATAGGATTTTGCACAACCTTGCGCACGATCTTTTCCTGCTCTGGCAACGGAAGCGTATCAAACCACTTCGGCCAAAGAGCGCAGACAACTACTTTGCATGGTGGGCCACTCATGGCGTGTTCTCCTGTTGTAATGTTTGGTCTATTTCTTTAATGGATGGCGGGGCAGGGACTTCAAACCCACGCGCCTTCATTTCTGCGGTCAACTCAACGGTGTACATTCTCCATGCCTCGATATGAACCATAGCCCGCTCTGCCTTGTATTTGGCATCGCTGGCTTGCTGTACATACTGAGAATAGATGTACCAGTTGATGAAGATTGACCCGAGCAGGAATAGAACAAACAGCACAATTAAAAGCAAAAGGCCATGGATCTGACCATCCCCGACGACAGTTAGCTGAACATTCTTCGCATTTAAATCCTCAAGGTTTCTTTCTGTCATTTTTGTCGCCTATTGTCAGCTCGATTCTGATCCCGAATTTTTCCAGTACCATGCGAGCAACAACATTATGGGCGACAAGAAGCAGTGTCCCGGCACAACCGGACAGGAATGAATAGCCAATCAAATGCGGGCTATCAAGAATAGCCACATCAAGAACCCACTCCCCAAAAACAATCATCATCACAGACAGCGCCAGGCCAATCATCGCGTATGCGAACATCAAGCTCAAAGTCATATGACGACGACCAACTACTTTACTTAAAGCAGCAGCAGAACATCCACCTACGCCACCAGAAACGGCAGCAAGAGCATATAACAATGTTATCGTTCCAATTTTTGCGGGGCTGTCAAGCATAATTGCATATTCCGTTTCCAAATTGCGTCCCATAAAACCTCCGCAGTCTAACGCAAAAAAAAGCTGATCCTTTTTTCCCAAAATTTGGGAAGAAAAGTCCAACTAATTTCATTTGCGTAAAAAAAATTGGAGGCGCACGTTCCCTTTTGTGCTTAACTAACTTCCCTGTTTATCACTCGCTACGACAAACGCTGTCGAATCTGTCTCTAAAATGAACGTAGTCGCGTTCTAAAATTTCTATTGATTTGTTTTGTTTCGCGTCTACTTCACGAACTCTATTAACCCATTCCTCTTGCCATTTTTTCAACCGGTCTACATCTGATTCTAGCCGGGCCGTATCTTCTAGCGCGGCAGTAGCCTTTTGCTCAGCATCCCGGTACTGATGCTGCATGTCGTCTGCTCTCATGGAGAGCTGAATCCATGAGCCAAATATCGCAGAAAGTATTACGATAAAAAGCCAGTTTGTCCTTAAAAATTCTCTCATGCGTAACTTTGTACCCGGCCAGCCGCTCTGTCATTCCTGTTATAGCCGCGCAGAGCTTCGGCACGAATCTTGTTGATCTTGGTATCAAATGCCGACCCTTTAACCCCCGCCATAACTTTGTCACTCCATGTCTTTTTCGGAATGGCGTAAAGCTCGGCCAGCGCCCCCAGCACAATTGTCAGGTAGTAATCCTCAAACAACCAATCGGTTATTTCATGGGATGCGGCAAGCGTGGGCTTGATGCCAACACGCAAATCAATGCCATTGGTCAAAACAGTGGTGGGGATTGCGACTAACCTGATCTGGTTAGGGTCGATCATGTAATAAAACCGCGGCTGGTCACTCTTTGCTTCGCGCCAATTCGATTGGTCAAGGCCGGCAAAAGCATGGTGATGGTACAGGCGGTATGTGTGTCCAGCAGATCGTTCTGCCCATTCAAGGTCGAGCTGATCTTCGGAAGTTGGAGTCAGCAAGATTTTATCAACTTGGCAATCTCGGACATCGATAATTTGAAACCCTGTCGGATTCGACAAGGTATAGTTTGGTTGGTCAACAACAAGCGGGATCTCTGCCAATTGCTGCGTAAGAACGCTGGTTTCTTCGTGCAATCTTATATTTGAATTCTGCAATGCACGGAGCGCCAGCAAGTCAGAGCATCCATCAAGATCGGGTAACACTTGCGGCAATAAATTAGAAAGCGGTTGCATCTCTCGCTCCTTCTCTTTCAGCCTTCGGCGCAGCATTACTACGCGGATCAAAAGCCTTATCTACCTTAACCTTGACCCCAAGTGATCTTAAAAATGCGGTGTAATGACTGTTGGCCTTATTCTCATCCTTGTACAAGGAATCCTTGTTCCATGCCCGATAAAGAATGTAATCGACCAATGCCCCTTGGTAGATATCATCAAGGGTAATTGGATCGTCTATCGTTTCACCATCGACGCCATCCACCCGAACATCGAGCGGAGAAACTGAATACACGACTTCAATCTTGTGTGGTGAAGTAGTCTGCGGTGGAGACACGTAAAAGTTTTTGGGATACCGCCCATCGAACACGTAATTGGCGGCAACGTTATTGGAACTTGCCGTGTGCCAGGTGGGCGATAGCTGGTCAAGTTGATGCCTGTCGATGTAACGAATAGGAGCGCCGGGGGTTGCCCCATCGACGCCCATATTCCTAATAACATCAAGCAACCTCAATCCGCCAACCGGAAGCGTTTGCTTTGTTCCTGCGACAAGCTGTACTGAGCCGTTGATATAACTCGCATCCGGACGGTACAACGCGACTGCCCGCTGGCCATCATTCAGCCAGTCCAGTAATTCGCTACCCGTCCATCGGTCGTTGTTTTTGTCCAGCAAAAGCGTTTGGCACCGCTTGAGCATATCTGCGGCCAGTATGGTTCCCATGACTTACTCCGGTTGCTTGTCATCGACCATGGCTTCTTTGATCGTCGCCCAACCAATATCGCGCATGTCCGGCGTCACAAGGAAACCAGTAATTCGCGACAGAGCATCGGATTTTGGCGCACCAAATTCATTCCACAGATTGATATCATCAGCGGAAAGCTGGCCAATGGCTTCAATGACTGCCATGGCCTGTGCTTCTTCATCGACCGGTTCCGGCTCTTTCGGCTTATTCTGATCTTCATAAGCTGCCAATGCCGATGTCGTAGATCCGTCATCCACTTGCTTGACGCGAATGTTTGAGCCAAAGCCTTTCGGATTGCGCAAACGCAGATCTACTTTATCCTCGGGCCTTGCCCAAACATCTTTATGGCCGAGATATATTTCGGCATCTTCTTCCGGCACTTTCTGCACATCGCCGGGGCCATCCCACACAACGCGCTTGTGCAGCACATTGTCTTTACGTTTTTCCAGCGGGCCAAGGTATTGAACCGCTACTAAGTTTTTTGACTCGTTCATAATTCCTCCAAAAAAAAGAGGGGGAGCAAAAACACTCCCCCGTTTAGGACATCCGTTACAGAGTGCCACCTGATCTGTACATGACAAATCCGGTAACAACGCTCGCAAGGACGTTGTTGGCAACCCGTACTGTCAGACGCAAAATGTACTTGTCGTCTGTAAGAGTGATAGGCCCAAAGAGCGTATCTTTCCTTAACAGTGCGGCTGCATCCAGGCCATTTGCTGTTATTAGCGCATTGGGATCGTCGTGAGCGCCGACAGCGATGTTCTTTGACTTGATACCCAACTCGACATCGGATGTTGCCGTGCCATTGCCATCAGTGACCATCTGAGCGTCCAAAATTTCGGCGCCCTGTGGAAGATCGAGCAAGTCTCCGAATTCAGCGACATCGACGCCATTCATATCAATACTGAATGACATGACCGCGACGTTGCCGAACACATGCTCATGTGAATTACGAGTTACATAATCCACTGCTACTTTACTTGTCATTGCATTTCTCCAGTTTCAAGTGAGTGGTCTGAGGCTGGCGAACCAGCCTCGTCCCAACTCAGGGTTGTTTACGGAGCAGGCGCATACGAATCAATCGTATATACACCGTGGTCGGTAACAACACCGTCCACATCCGTAAAGCGAAGTTTTGCCTTACCGCTCATGCTGGCAACGGAAAACTCGACCGTGTTTCCGTGGTCGGTTTCTTCTTCATGCCAGTTAAAGTAGTAGTCAGACTTCTGGTGACGACCATACACAATACCTAACGCCTGGGCGCCGAGTAAGAATGCACGGTCGGTTGCCACTGCCGCAGCTACGGCCTGCTCGACACCAGCGCCATCAACTTCCTGCACAAGGTCGGCCGCTGCAAAGCGGATCGCACGGCGGGTTTTCTTGATGACGATGCCGTTCCAGACCCCGGTTGTTCCCATGAACAACGGATGCTTGAACCCTACAGAGCGCTTGTGGGCCTCTGCCAAGAACGAGCGCCAGTTGCCTGCATCGGAATTGGTCTGAATGAAATGCCACTGGCGAGAAGTCACGAACATGCAATACATGTCCTGTTCGTCGCCGTATGGATCTCCTTCAAGCCGGATCGGCTGTGGCGGGAAAACCTGATCGTCAATGACTGCCCTTAACCGGTCAATTTCTTGAAGGTCAAGGAAGTCAGTAGTGGCCAGATCGGCAACCGAATTGTTACCCGCGCCTGCGAACAAGCGACGGTTAGCGGTCGGAGCCAGTACCGGGTTTACCGTGATGTCGGCAAAATCCGGGTCAGCGGCAAGCGGAACAACCCAATCGGAACCGGGCTGATAACCACGGGCGCCAGCAACATGGACTTGGCACAATTGATCTTCGTACCGATTCATCCAGCCAGAAAGGTTGGCTGTACCGATGGTGCGCAGATTGTGCAACGTGCGTTGCTGCGTCATACGGCCACCGGGATCGACACCCTTACGAGACTGGTTGATGTGTATGTCCATCGAGCTTGAAGTCAGATCCGACATGGTGCCGGCCAACTTCTTGTCACCCATTACGGGCTTGCCAACGATGATGTTGAACAGGTCAACACTGACATTATCGCCTGCTGTCTTTGACAGGTCGGTAACACGAACGAACGGGTAATCTGACGACGTTTGCCCTTTCAGTTTCTTCTCAGCATCGGCCTGTTTAGGGGCCGGGCCAATAAGATTCTTCCTGAAAGAAGCAGCACGTTGCATGTTCGCAAATGTCGCGACACTGTACAGCTTGCGGGCCAGTGGATGACCAACGCCTACTACAGTTTGCATTGTCTACTCCTAGAGTGAATTAAATCGCCCTAGACAAATAATCCTCAATCTGTTCCGAACTCATACCAGACATTTTCTTTTCCAAATCAATGGTCGAGATTGTCTCTGCACGTTCAGCATCAGATTGATCGGCATACTCGCCAGCGGGCAAATCTGAATGAGAGGTAGGCACGGTGCTGGCATCTACATCAGCCAACTTTTTGTCTACCCGGTCTTGCAATGAACTGGTATCAGAAGGTTTTGTCTCCGTATCATCGGCCTTTGGATCCGGGGGTGGTTCCGGCTCCTTATCATCAGTAACGATCACACCATCATCCCCGCGCTTGATTGGATGGCCAAGCCTGTTACACACTTCATCGAAGCGTTCACGTATCGGCCTGCCTTGCCAATCAGGATCTTTCGTCAATGCTGTATCGGCAGCTTGAGCAGATGCCCACATCACAGGATTGTTATTGGCCCAATCCGATAAAATCGGGTTGGTATCAATTTCGTGTGTGATGGAATCATCTACCTCTTGCTCCTCTCGAGCATCACGCTGATTGATCGAATTGCGCAGTTCGGTATTTTGAGTACCAACAGCTTTGAGTCCATCGTTTAACCCTTTCAGGACAACGACGATGTCCTCTGGAAAATCCTCCGCCAGCTTTGCCATAGCTTCATCATCGATGACGCCTGGCAATTCTTTTGGTGCATCTGGAATCGGTTCTACGGTCTTACCCGCGGCTCTGTCGGCCAAAACTTTACGGCCAACCTCGGCTTCTTCCAACCGCTGTTTCAATGTGGTGTTTTCGTCCTTAAACCCTTTGGCCTCAGAACGAGAATGTTGCAAAACTGAATATGGAATTGTCGATTTCCCATCCCTCGCAAGAACAATGCTGTCGGCATCTTCTGTGTCGGCATCATCGGTCTTATCCGGCTCGGACGGTTCCGGCTTATCCGCGGCTTTCGCCTCGGGTTTATCGTCCTCTTTCTCCTTGGCCTCCTTGGCAGAATCAGCAGCAGCCTTTACGTCTGCTTCTTCCTGATCCTTTTTGGCCTGCCTGGCAAGTTCATTAACTTGCTCGACAGAGCCATCGCCTTTTGGTGCTGAGTCCGTGGTTTTGTCGCCAATTGCCATACCAAGCATTTCCTCAATTTCTTTTGGATCGCTTGGAATCTCGCCTGACTTCATCATTTCCTCAGCTTTTGCCGTTGGATCGAGATTAGGGGTATCGTTTAATTCAGCTTTTCCTTCTTCACTCATTTCATGCTCCACTATCGCAGGAGTAGCGACGGTTACTTAAAAAACCCCCGTGACCAATTTTCGCATTGGCAGCAAACACGGAGGAACAAAACAAATAGGTGGCCGGCAACGTTCGCCAAGTGGAGTGCATACGTCACCGGCCGGAGGGGCTATGAACAGCCCAAACTGGTCAAAAAATTTCAGGCCATATCACGTATCGGTATACGGCCCATCCTAAAAATCCAAGTGCTGCGAATATGACTAATACCGCGCACCATAAAACTCGGTCGTCATCTTCATCCATAAAATCACCGTAGCGCCCCCAGCTTTTACTTATGGTCAGCCAGTCCTTTGCCATACATAAACTCTCTGGCAACTTTTTTCGGTGGGCATTTGTCCCTGGCTTTTTTTGGCTTGTAATAACACAAGGCCATGAATTTCTGTTGCTCGGGACTCTTAGCTGGCATCGTCAGGCACTCTTGTCAATGGCAACATCCTCACCATCACGCAGGCGCAGTAGTGCTTGCCGGGCATCTTCTATACGCCCTGTCTCTAGCAATTGCCGAATTGTGTCCAGCCCGCGATGCAGGCGATCAAATTCGCGCTGTGCGCTGTTGTGTGCGTCGTTCATATCGGTAGATGTTGCATTGGCAAAAGAAACTACATTCTGGCCGCTCATCTTGCTGCCCCACCATTGAGTTTGACAGAATCGCGCTCTGTGGGTTCTGGTTCGGCCTGACCGGCAATGGCCAGGCGGGTTCCAACCCGGGTTTCCTCGGTCTGTGCCTCGTTGAGATCAGCTTTGGTGCGTTTTTCTTCGGCGCTGGCTTCTTTTTCCTCGGCCTCGGCGTCGAGCTTGCGTTTTTCCGCTGCTTCCATTTCCAGCATTCTCTGGTTTTCTTCCTCGCGCTGTTGCAGCTTTTGCTCCAACTGTTCCTTTTCCTCCGGAGACATTGCTTCCATATTCTCTGGCATGGTCAGACCAGTGGCATCGCGGAAACGCTGCGCAATGATGTCCTTGTCTGGCAAATCACTGGCGCCAATCACGATGTCCATAATCATGCCTTGGAACTGAGGATCAAGCGACTTGACCATTTCAGACAATTCTTTGAATTGCTGCGCTCTGTATGTCGGGTTGCTTGGCGCATCGGCCAGCTCGACATTCAAATTTGCGCGCATCACATCGTTGTCGCGATACTCCAAACCATTGCCCGTGTACTTGGTGTCATTCAGTATCACAATGGTTTTGTTACCGCTTTGTCCGGTAATCTCGACCTCGGTGAGCTGTGAACCCATGTCGTTCTGGATCAGCGATGTCAGTAATTTACCAACCCGCCTACGTGCATCGCGGTGGTTGTCGAATATCTTGGCCAGCGTGGTTGTGCCTTGCTCGACCAGTGAATTGATAGCAACACCGGAATCATTTTGCCCCTTACCCAGCATTTGGTGGAACACCCCGGCAGTATCTTGCAGGGTTTCTTTAGAGTCTTTATAGACATCGAATTGCTGGGCCGACAATCCTTTATGCTCGTTGATCTTGAATCGTTCATCAATCGAACGGCCTTTCGGATCGTCCTCTAAAACAATGTAGGCATCTGGCCGGGCAATTTCTTTTTGCACGGACGTATGATCTTTGACCACACCTTGCTCGGTGAGGACTTGACGCGATGAAAGCTGCCACAGCATCTTGTTACGCCTGGCGTTGATTTCATCCTGCAAAGGCATCATCGAACGGATCAGTCCATACGGCATCCGGGTGCGATCTTCACGGTATCCCCAGAACGGCACATACGGGAATTCATTGTGCGGGTGCGGCGTCGGAATATCGTCAAATCTGACTGGCCCCATCCACCACGACAATCTCATCTTGTTGTAAGAGGCAGATTCTACTTTGCCGAAATTCTGGTCAACGGCAATCTGGTGCATGATGTTTTTCTTATCGAACTCCATCACGCGACCGTCCTTCAATGTCAGCACATGCCCGCGCATCCATTTGCGATACCAGACTTCGTAAAGCATCACGCGGCGGCGTTCTGAATCTCTCCATTCCGCTTCATCAAGCCCCCAATCTCGTTCGATCAGATTGTCTTGCAGATATGGGTAGGAGTGCGTGAACTGTGCCGGATCCCAATGGGCCATGAAATCGCCGGCATGTAACAAGATGTCTCGGTGCTGGGGGAATAAAGCGGCTACATGATCGACATCGTGCCATTTTCTACGGCAAACGTACCGCGCATCGGACAAATCGTTCTCCCGCGAACGAGTATCCCAATACATTTCACGCCGATGCGGGCTTCTGACGCGATACCGATAGCCGAAAGGATCTCCATTTTTCCCCACTTCTACCCACCCAATACCGGATTTTACTTGCTCGGCAAAGGCATCGGCAATGGACATATCAGCGCGTGTCATGCGCTCGGCCTTGTGCAAAAGCTCAGAAAGTGCCTTGGCTAGATTCTGATTGACCCTGCCATTTTCCGATTCCGGTAATACTTTCCAATCGGATCTGGTCTTGGCTTCCATACCCAGCACCACATCGATGGTGGGCTTGATGAGATTGACAACGATAACTGGTAAGCCACGGGCCTCAAGCTCAGCCACGATGGATGGGTCATACTGGTTCGAGTCATAGTAATCGCACTCGATATCCGCACGAACCCGCCACCCCGGAGCATGGTGCATATCGTCAAGAAACCGATTGATTTGATCGATCTCCATGCCCGGATTTTTGGCTAGGTCTAATGACCAATGCAGCATTACATTGTTCTCCAATTAAGCGGTCTATTCGGATCTGGTGTGTCGTTCCTGTCTGTCGCATAGCCCAAATAGGCAAACGTCAGTGTCAGAGCATCACCGTCATCGGGCGACGGTTCACCGCGATCCCGAATATCATCTTTGGATTCCAACTTGACGCGATACTTCGAGTCCTTCTTTGACTGTGTGCAAGTCAGATCGGCCTGAATCTCATCTTCATCAGGCAGCGATACTTGCGGCTGTTCGCTCAGCCATTCGTTTGTACGGCCCCACATTTCAGCGCGTTTGTTGAAATACTTTAGTGGCTCATCTGGTGAGCTACCGGCGTTTACCGGTGTCACCAAGTCGCCAAATTCTGAATGATTCATCTGGTCGTAGACTCCAGCGCCTATACCGATGACATCAATGAAAATCCTCTTGGGGCGATCATTTACTGGTGTGTTGTTGAGCATGGCGAGCAACCGTCCGGTCGATTGAACCGTATCAAGTTTCTCCCATCCCCCCACCCTTTTGGCAACACAACCTTGTCGTTCCCAAATACGAAACCTGTCTTTTCCCAGCCACGCTGGATCCACACCCCAAATCCTGTTGCCTATCGCCTCGACGCCCTTGGCCTTACGGGCTTTCAAGACATCCACAGATTTGATGAGCGCATTGGTTTCATCACGCGAGAATGCTTCTTCCGGGGTTGCAGGATATTCCTGCTGGAAGCGAATCAGTCCAGAATCACCGCCTCCAAACTGCTCGATCTTGTCATGCCGCCATTGCATTTGAGAAAGTGTCAGCTCCCAAATGCGAGCGTATTCTTCTTCCTCGATGGTCAGATCCAGATCCGACCGCGGCACGGATTGATATTCCTGCATCAAAAACCACGGCAGAAACATGAACTTGAACTCGTTGAGTCCTTTCCTTGCCCGGGCGCACAGCCGATAAAAGTAATTCGACATACCCTTGGCAGTCGATTCCAGCCAAATCTCTGTGCCTGGAGCATCGGCTACGCCCTGCATCACACCGGTTGCAATACCTTCGGCATCACCCCAGAACGCGACCTCAGAGCCATGGAAATACTGAATAGTGAACGACCTACCGCCACTGCCGGTCTTGGCCGTACCTACAGCGTAGGCGCTGTCGAGTTTCGAGAACACCAGCTCCTTGGCATTTGATTTCTTGGTGAACGGCTTGAAACGGTTATCCATGTTGTCATGGAAGCGCTTGGTCATGCCGAACAAGTTATTGGTGGCGCGATCTTCATGGGTCAGGATAAACGCCTGCTTACCCCGCTGGCCCGATGTGTTGCGGTAGAACCGGCCTTGGATGTAGGTGGAAATGCCTTCCTGCCGGGCTTTCAGCACCAGTGTACGAACCTTGCCATGCTCTTGGATCTGCCGTTCAGCATCTCTGTGAACGATCATCTGCGGCTCATTCAGCTCGAACGGGATAACCGAACCAATCTTGGTACGGATTTTCAGAAACTCTTTGGAGAAGTCAGGGAATGGCTGGAACCGGGCGATGCGTACTGCCTTGGCGCCCATGGCCATTTTGTCTTGGGCAACGCTCATGCGATCTCGCCAAGCCCCAGAATCTCCCTACTTGTGCGCTGCGGCTTGATCTGACGAACCTTGGTTGCCCTGTCGGTCATCAAAATGCCATTAAGGTGATCGATTTCGTGACACCACACGGAAGAATCGAATGAACTCACCTGAACTCTAAGTGGTTGAAAGTCGCCAGGCGTCATGCCAACAACCGTAATTCGGTAAGGCCGGTATGTGGTGCATTGCATGTTGGGTATCGAAAGACAACGCTCTTGGAACTTCTTTCGGCCATAGCGGGCAACAATCTCCGGGTTTAGCAATGCAATCACTTGCCCGCCATGGCTCACTGTAACAACAACACGGCGCATCCAACCGACTTGGGGGCCAGCAAGGCCAGCCCCACCGTGGTCGATCATCAGCTTGGCCATCTGGTGACATTTCTTCACCAGCTCCGGGCCATGCTCACCATGCACGAACTCAGAACATTGCTGAGTCAGATTTGGGTGAGGCCGTGTGAGAATTTTCATTGTTTTACCGGTACGAACATTTTGCTGTGACCAATTATGGTGCAACTGTTTCCATATAGATCACGGAAATAATCAACCAAACTATCCGCCACAACAAAAGTCGGCTTCTGGAAATCAGGTAAGCGATCCATCTGCTCCACCATGCGTTTGACGCAATCTATCAACCGCTCAGTTTTACCATACTGCCTGGCATAGCAAACTGGCGATAAAAGAGGCTTACCAAGCGGTATTTCCTCAATCTCTGAAATGTCCATCATTTGACGCTTTACTGTGGGCCATAGATCCATTAGATCCTGCACATTTTTATTCATGGCCGGCCCCGCCGATACCGCTGCATGAATTCATCGGACACCAGATCAGGCGAACCAATCAACCTCTGCTTGGTGCAGATATTGTCGATCATGCTCGCCCGCAACCGATTGATTTGATCCTGCTTTTCCTGCTTTTCCTTCATAGCCTCTGTTACAGGGTAGTAATCAACAGGTCGAATTGCATTGATGTGATCTTGAAGTTCCTTCACATCTTCTGTCAGAAGTCTGTTCCGAAGCCTCGGCAAATCAGCAACAGGGCCGGCCTCCGGTGCAACAATAGCCCGTGAAACTGCAACCATTGGCAGTGCAGCGGCAACCCCGATGCCAGCCGACTTAAGAAAGTTACGCCGGTTCATGGTGGGCCTCCTCCTCCTGCCGAGATTCAACTGGACTTTCCACTTCATCGGCCATGGTCATACCGTGTTGAATCTGCTGCGATTCATGACGCACGATGCCGGCTAAAATGGCATACCAAGTATCGCTACTACACTCGCCATCCGGAAGATCATTACCCCTGAACCAGTCCTCACCCGGGCGCATAATGCGCGAGCGCGAAGTACAGCCCAGATAAAAATGAGCGATGACAGCGCCAGAATCATCAAATGACGCTTTACACACGATTGAATAACGATTCTTGGCCGTGTACAGGAAAACCCGGAAATTGCCTGGCTCATCTACATCCACATGAACGCAAGTGCCAATTAAATCCCGAGACAAAAACCCTTTGAAAACTTCGATGTCGTTCATAACGAACCTCCTATCGATTTATTTACGATATCCTTCTTCTCCATCAAAACGCTTGCGCATATCGTCCAGCACAAATGCCGCTCTTTCAATCTGGTCGAACAACTTGCGCTGCTCATGACGCAGGCCAATCAAGCCACGCCGCGGTCTGACAGGCTCCAAAGTCATGTGGGAACCCGGCCGCATAGTAATGGTGGCCTTCCCCTCAATGTCCTCATCCGGTTTTGGATCGCTATCCATTTCCGGTGCCGGCTCATCGAATATGGTTTCGTACAAGTTATCCAGATCGCGATGCAATTGCTGGATAGCAATAATATGATCGCAACAATTGCCGATCAATCCATCGATGATGTTGTCTGTACGAACTTCGTTATACTTGATAACAATCGGATCACGGTCGGCTTGGCCTCTCTCTGTCAGCTCGGCTCGGCCTCTCTCGGCATCCTCCGTCAAAAAGCCATCCTCTGTGGGATCTGTCGGCCGATCACGTTCCAAATTCTTTTCACCGTTCATAACATCCTCCAGTTCGCAACCAATCGGTTGCATTGCACTCCACTTAAAAGAAAAAATTTATCAGTGGCCGGACGCTACCCCGGCTATACGGGTTTCGGCTGAAAACTTGCCATTCCCGCAGGTCTAGGATTAGAAACCCTGACATCACACCTTTACACACAGCAACCAGCTATCGCGTACGCTCACTCGCTCCCAAACAAGGGCCAAATTGCTTCTTGTGGTTCAAACGGTTTCCCTACTACTCACACTTAGGGACAAACGGAACCTTCCACTGCTGTCAAGGTCGTTTTCACTTCGGGCCGCGTGTCTCTAAGCCCTTACGCTGCCCAAAACATCGGGGGCTGCTTTCCACGCCGCACTGACAAAATCTTATTCAGGTTCCTTCGGCTCGAGTAAATTCTTGTCCACTTGGACGCCAACGGAACCCCGTATCAAATCATGGCGAATTCTCGACGCCATAATATCCAAATTGCCCAGCATATCGATACTGACAGCGCCAGGCGTCAACCAAGTCGAAACTCCAACTTTTTCAACGCAAGCCACAGCAAGCGATCTGATTTCGCCAGCCTCCGCTTTCTTCAAAATGTGCCGGGCAATCTCGACGCAACCTACGTCGCAACGATCCGTCACCAGCTTAACTACCTTGCCAGCATCAGACACGATTCACCTTCCTCGACCCCAACATCTGCTGATGAATACTGTCTCGCAACGACTGATACGCCTTAAACGCCTCCACTGTGGCAGGATCATGTTTGATCGGGTTAAGCTCGACTTTTTCCGGCACCAACGGCTTCCGTTCAAATTCCTCTTGCTCGAAACGACGCCGTATCTCCGGATCTTCTAACGCTGCAATCGCTCTATTGAACTGCTCCATGACCTACCTCCACTTGTTACGCCCATGTGCAAAACCCATTGATTACGTCTGCCACGGGCCGGTACGGTCGATCTACGTCAGCTCGGGCCGCATACGATTTTTTTTCGTTCACCCTCGGTAACTGCTTTCTCACCGGAATCTCAATAGCAGACTCATACGTGCCGGGGCTATACGTATCACCATACACCTTATATATGGCCAATTCTCTCACGTCCAACACAACATCCCCTATTCCAAAAATTGGACTCCCAGCTATTACCACTCGGATCTAATATAGCTCAAACTCCACAGCAAACATCTACTGCTGTATGGGTTTCAAAGAAATCAATGACTTACAGAAATGGATCCAAAGCAGGGCACGCACGGAGAATGGGTGACTGTAATATCACCCGCCTGCCTCTGCCGCGGCTCGTTCTGGAACATCCCCCCGGGTCTCGACTTCTCTGGCCTCACGCTCCGCTTCAACCTCATCCAGATAGTCCTCGTATCCGAAGCTGTCACCATCGTCCTCCTTGGTGTCCATGCCATACGCCTGCCGCTCCAGGTCGATGGCCCGCTTCAATGCTCGGGTAGCCCTCTCCATGATAGTGCTCACCCGATCAGCGAGCTTGAGCTGTTGCACTGGCGATCCAGCCGCATTGACTATGCTCAGCTTGGACGCCTTCTCGATCTGGCCTATGCAGTCCACCAGTATGCCAGCCGCTTGCTTCGCAGCCTGGCGGTGCTTACGGATGATCGCCTGCACTACTTCCTTATAGTCCTCAACGATCTGCTCCACTGAGCTGTCGACAGCGTCACGAATACCGGACTCCACCAGTTCGCCGGCAGTCTGGCCCGTGGCCAGTAAGCTGAGCGAGTCACGAACCGCAGACTGGACGACACC